CGTGGTTTCCGTTAGGAAGTCCTCTAATAACGTTAGATGGGTCTATGACTTGGCCCATATATATAACATCAGAACTGGCTGGGACCTCAAGGGTCTTTAAAGATCCATCGACCTTCCTCCATGGGCCCCTATTGGACTCTGCACAGTCGATTAACACGACACGATCATCTGATAGCTGGGCTGAATCTTCTCCCATATTGGGCTTGAAATTTGCCATAACCACAACGTGAATAGGCTGTATACGGCTGATCATAATGGGTTCGTACTTAACACTCGTACAAAGCCCATCTTTTAACTGCTCTATAACTGAATAATTGATGTAATCTTTCTGACTTCTCGGAATATCAAATACCACATGGGCCTCTGGCTTCATAGCATAGCTATACAGGATATCTTGAACCTTTCCTCCTCTTGAATAGAACCAGCCTTCTGTATATAACTTCTTTGCATACGTGGATTTACCTTCGTTGCCTTTCTCACCGTAGACCCATATGATCTGACGGTCGTCAGCTGGCTTACTGATAATTTCCTCTAACTTAATCTGCCAGGGCCTCTTGTCATGTGTGAACTTGAACTTTTCTACATATTTCTCATGCATAATCCTTGCCATGATTCTCCTATAAACCTTTGGATCTTCATCAGCCATACGATCGGGAGATTGTTCTACAGCCTCACGTAATTTCCTCTTATTACTCCCACTTGTAACTAAAATACCGTATTCCCATGGTCCCTCAACTCTGCTCTCTTCTTTCTGACAGTAATTCACCATGGCTTGAACACTACCATGCTTTTGAAACTGAACATTGGCAACAGTATCGCCAATGGCAGATTGGAAAACAGATTTCGTACCTTTACGACGGAGTTGAACATAAGCTTGAAGGTGGATCCTCTCAGTGTCAGGACACTTCTCCACTTGACCTACCATGTAGCCGATGTTTGAAGGTAGTGATTGAATACTTTTGAAAGCATTAATGGCATCGGAAGAGAAAGAAGTCACAAGAGCAGAAGTAGCTTGAGGTGAAGGCATAGTGTGTAAAGAGAGGGTAGTCCAGGAGGGGTAGCGGAGCTGCTATAATACTAATGAGCAACTCCACTTCCTTGGGTACCCTCTTTATAGGAAGAGAAGCGTAACGTGGACGGAACTATCAAAAGAGTTCCAGATCTGAATCGGGCACGCAAACATATATTATTAAAATAATGAAGACTAGTACGACTTTTGAATGAAATGGAATCTTTCCACCTTCGGTACGCTAGCCTTGCGAGCTTGTTTTTTATTCCTAGAGGCTGACGGCCTAAAGGCCGTAACCATAGATTTGCCTTCGGCAAATCGTGGCCTGCTGGCTGCGCCAGAAGCGGCCACGTCGTCGCCTTCGGCTCCTCGAATCAGACATAATGTCATATCTCCTTAGACCTTCATTTTATTTGGATAATTAGAAATTAGTAGCGTCTGATTAACACGATGACTCATACCCTATTGTCATCTTCCCCTTTAACACATTCCGAGGCATAAAGGCCTCGGGTAAATTGTATAGTTATGATTGATTATATGTTTGATTAAACACTTAACACGAACCACTTACCGCCAACGTTCGTGTGCGTTCCCGAATATTAGAATGTACGCTTCTTCTCTTTGTAAACGATGGATATTTTATTGATTCATATGATGCCAGTTCTTGATACACACTTGGGTTGATCCTTCAAAGAAGTAATCAAAAGGTTCCCAAGTAAGAGATTTACATTGAATTACAGGAGAGATATTCTCTTGGAAAAACATGAAAATATGAGCGTCACGCATTGGGTTACAGGCAACCCATTTAACTATTACACGAGTAGGACAATCGACAATGGCCCAGTACTTGGCATTGTCATACATAATGCTTGCAACTAAATCATGAACATCATGACATGACATATTAGGGAGTTCCACATAGTGCTTTAGGAAATACGGCTTCGCCTCCAATCCAAGGAGAGTGCGTGACCCGTCTGATGGCGTTGTTGGCCCGATTCCAGATGTACTGGAAGTCTTCATCTTCATAGCAAACGTGGTTTCCGTTAGGAAGTCCTCTAATAACGTTAGATGGGTCTATGACTTGGCCCATATATATAACATCAGAACTGGC